GTGTGTAATATCTATTAAAAAGAAACAAAAACAAGGAAAAACTTCAAAGTCACTCAATCCTTATGCGGTATGTATGTCTTCGCTTGGGAAAAAGAAAGCCATAAAAAAGAAATCACTGCGAACTAAGAACAAACGCAAGAGGAAAGAGGTTAAAAACAGGAGAAAAAATGTCAAGAAGAAGTCCAACAAGAAAAGAAATTGACAAAAACAATTCTGCAGAAGATGCTTTTTTAGATGAAGCCTCTGTTGAAATTGGCGACCAGAGAATACCTGAAAAAGAGTTAGAAGAAGCGATAAAAGACCTTACTCCTTCAGATATCTTCTCACTTCCGTCTGACTTTAAGTCTTTGACGGTAGAGGAAAGGCGAAACTGGGTTTACAGATTTCGTCTTGCGGGAATATCTGACGAAAGGGTATTAAAAAGAATTTTTGGTGTATCGCTTGCTACTATTAAACAAGACCTATTGGCTATAAAGAGGTCTTTGTCTAAAGTTAGAGGTGACGCAGCTCGTGCAGTAGTAGAACTAAATGATGCTTTACAAACGCACACAGAGTTGGAGAATGCTTTATGGCGGGAATATTACTACTTACTAACTAACTTTCCGGGTAAAACTGCGAAGGAGCGTAAGGATATATTAAAGGCAATTCTCTCGGTTCGGGACTCTCGCTTTAACCTATTAACAGATGTTGGAGTAATAGACTTAATACCACGAGACCTGATTAAGGGCGAAAAGAAGGCGCCTATATCTGTAAGGTTCGAGATGGAAGATATCAAGAAGGTCTATGAGAGACAACAAGAAGAGAGAAGAAAGAGAGACGAAATGGCAAAGAAGGAATTGGAGGTAATGTTAAAAGACGACGATACGGGAAAAAGCGATATAACGAAGAGAGTAAAACAGGCTCTGAAGAAGCATGAGAAGGCGGAGTCTGAAGCCGGAGACGAGGATAGTAAGCATTCTTATATATCTCAAATTAGAGGAAGTGCTTAGTCTATAAATATGATGGCAAACAGCCCAAACAATTTTGAAAATATTATAAAAAATATTGAAGAAGGCGCATATTTTACGGAAGAAGATTTAGTAGTAGAAGACCCTTCGCTTTCTCTAAGGGCAATATTATCTCAAGAAAGTCCTACAATTACTATTCCATACATGCCTCACGCGGGGCAAATTCCGTTTCACTGCTCAGAAAAACCCGTTAGATTGCTTGCCTGTGGGAGGCGCTGGGGTAAGAGCGAAGCAGCTATAGCTGAATTACTATCATTTTGTTTTGGAAAAAACAAGACAAAAAAGCCACCTAAGTGTTGGGTCATATCTCCAAGTTATCAGCAGGGCAGGCCTATTCACAACAAATTCTTAGAGATGTGTCCGCGCTCTCTTATAAAATCGCAATCGAAACAGGATAAGTGGTATCAATTTATTAACGGTGCAACTGTGCAATTTAAGTCAGAAAATCAAGATTTGGTAGGAGAAGGACTAAACCTCATAATTGTTGACGAAGCAGCAAGGCTTAGTAGGACAAAAATAGAGGAAGAGTTAATTCCTACTCTTCTTGACAGAGAAGGAGTAATGATTGCTGTTACGACACCCAGAGGGAAGAATTGGTTTTACGACCTCTATATGGAATATAAGGAGGGCGCAAATGATATCGATGCTTGGAAAGAACCTTCTTGGTTAAATCCCCATTTAAGTTGGGAAAAAATAAAGTGGTCGTTTAAAAGAATGAGGAATAGGCTTACATTTCGCCAGGAAATATGTGCAGAGTTCTTAGAGGACGTAAATTCTGTTTTTGCAAATGTCAAAAAACAGTCTTTTGGAGACCCTTTATACGAACCCGCTTTTGGTCGGGACTATGTTTTTGGTATCGACTTTGGTAGGCACGATGCAAGAACTGCTCTTATAGTTATGGATGTAGAAGCAAAGAGGGCTGTAAGTATAGCATTATTGGAGGAAAGAGAATGGAAGTATCAAATGAAGCTGTTAGAAGTATATTATAAAAAGTGGAGGCCTAAAAAAATATATGTTGATATGGCTACTATTGGTGATAAGATAACTGAGGATTTACAAAAGGAAGGATATGAGGTAGTTGGGGTTAAAATGAATGTTCCTTCTACCAGAAATAGTATAATAGAAGACTTAGCAATATCGATAGAAATGGGTGAAGTCTCGTATCCCGATTATAGAAAACACCAAGAATGGGAGGTATTAATTAACGAACTTCAGGCTTATGAATTTAATATTCTTGCCAATAGAATAGTATATCAAGCTCCAAAAGGCCACTTTTGTGATACTATTATGGCTCTTGGTCTTGCTTTATATGGCATAAAGGACTTAGAGAGGGAGGCGAAAAGATTTATTCCATTTACGAGACCTTATAGGTTATAGTATTTCGAAGTAGAATTTATTTGGGGGTCTATTAAAAATTATGAACGGCAATTTTCCAGATGTTCCAGACAACATTTCTGAAACAAGTCTATTACAACTAATCCGAGATACTCTTGAAGGCAATGCAAACCAAGAAAGGGAGAGGAGGAAGAACTACGAAACTTACTGGAATATATATAACGGCATTACAAGAACTTGGCTTAAGACTGTAGATGTTGAGAATCCTATTTACATAAACTATGGGAGAGCCTTAATAGATAGGTCTGTTGGATTTATTATAGGAAGTGAAGGAAAGGGACTAAAGGTAAAAGCAAGATTAGGGGAAGAACAAGTAGTTGACCAAGAAACCGCTGAAAAGTTAGATAAAATTAACAATATAATTAACAGCATTTTCAGAAGGTTAGAACGAGATAGACTTCTACAGAGGGCATATCAGACGGGGTTCGTTACTGGCGATGTGTTTCTAAAGCCTTACATAGTAGAAAGGAATGGGCAGCCGTGGCGCATTGACGTTATGTTGTATGACCCGAGTTTTTGTCAAGTTATATATGCTACAAACGATATAGACGATTTAGAGGAAGTCGAGATTACATATCCAGTAGTAAGACGTAGTTTCCTATCCTCTGTTAAATCGCCTCTCAAGGAACTAAATAAAGAAAGCAAGAAGATGTTGTTTAGAAGGGAAATTTACACAAAGGAGCTCATATATGTGGAAGAAGATGGGAAAAAGGTATTAGAAAAACAGCACAATTACCAAGAAGTCCCTATTGTCCATATACGAAATATGGAAGTTGCCGGTAAGTGGTATGGAATGAGCGACTTAAAAGACATTAAGCCCATATTGGAAGAACTCTCCTACAAAGCAACTGAATTAAGAGATATTCTAAACTACCACGCCAAACCCTTCCTTTTAGTAATAAACGCAGGCGAAGACTTAGTGCTTGACAGAAAAGCAACTTCTGCACTGTATTTGCCTCAAGAAAGTGATGTTAGATATGTCCAATTACCCACAATGGGTGCTGAACACGAGTCTTTCATAGAATTTCTCTTAACAGCACTGCACGAAATAACTGCTGTTCCTAAAGGAATGTTAGGAGAGATACGAGATGTAAGCAATCTGACGGGTTCGGCACTCTCTTGGAGGTATCAGGCACTTGAATCTAAAATGGCAAATAAGAAGGCGTGTTATGCAGCAGGTTTTGGTAGATTGGCTCGTTTAATGCTAAAAGCATGCCATTACTCAGGCATACATAGGATTGACGAAAGTTGGTTGAAGGATATATACTTTGATGTAGAATTTCCATCTCCATATCCCAAGAACGAGTATAATCAGTTGAACTTAGATATACAGAAGATAAACGCAGGATTGGAGAGTAGATTAGCAGTGCTTAAGAGAGAAGGCATGACTGAAGAGGAAGCATTGAAGGAGCTCGAGAGAATATCGAAGGAGAATGCTGAAATTGCTCGTGCCGAACAGCCTTGGGTAAATCTTTATGAAGGCCTTGGAGAAACTTCCACGTCTTCAGAGGAAGAGACTGAAACGGAAGACGAAGAGTAGATTAATGGTTAATCAGAAGGTTGTTAAACATGGCTAATTGCTATAATTGTGCAAATAAGTTTGTGTGTAAGAAGTTATCTATAATAATTGGTTCTCAGAATAAAGAAATGTATCAAGACTTTATAGATTCTTACGAATGCCCTGACTTCGTGGAAATGGACCAAGAGGAGGTAGATATAATGGATTCATTGGAGAAAGTGTTTAGAAACGCCTACGAAGTTGCTGTTGGTAAATGTTCTCCAGCGACCCCTAAAAACATAGAAGTAATAGATTAATTACTTCTCTCCAATATGTCAGAACCCATCATATACAAAATATTTAAAAGTCTTAGTGGGCTAAAACACATTACCAACGAATACGCTAACAGCGTTATTTCTTTTATAGAGAAGGCGCAACTTTCTGCGGAAGAAATTTCTGAAATTAAAAAGATATCGTCGTCATTCGGTAAAAGTTTTGCTGCGAAATTCTATTCCCACCTTGAGAAGCATGTAGGCGAAAGCATACTTAAGGGGTCTAATGACGTATTCAACCACCTTGAGCGTATGGGGCTTAAAATTTCTCCTGATATAAAGCAGAGCATTCAGAGAAGCATTTCCGAAACCGTATCGACAAAAATGCGCCAAAGATTTGCGGGATATACAATTGCGGAAAGGATTGCAGGATTGTCGACGCTACTGTCCAGAAGAATGGAAAGAATACGCGACGTTGCTCCTGAAGGAAAGAGATTTTTAAGCAGCTTGAAGAAAAATATTACATATAACAAGCCAGGAACGATACCTGGAGGTAGTATTTACAAAGCGGCAAGTGTAATTCATATCAGTGAAATATCAAGGGCATATAGAGAATCCTCAATTCAGACAGTTCACGAACTTGGTATTAGGTATATGAAGTGGCACCTACATCCCAGACACCCTAAATATGATATTTGCGACCTTCTTTCGGCGAAAGTTACTACTCCATACGGTCCTGGCGTGTATAGGGTAGAAGAACTTCCCGAATACCCGCATCCTCAGTGCATTTGTATCGTTACTCCATACATACCTTCAACCCAAGATTTACAAAAAATACACAATTATCCCCTTTCAGTTGACGAAGAATATTTTTTCGACCTTTCTACTGTGGACCCAAGAGCGCAAGGTTGGAATATAGAAACCTGGGCTGGAGGTGATGCATACGATTGGTATTCTCTGGGAAATACTGAGAAGAGGTTGTTAAAAGAAGTATCCCCTAACACAGTAAAGTATATTAATGGACTATATCGTGAAGGCAAGTTTAATGATTATGCGCGGGAGTTGGGATTGCTTGTAAGAGTGGGAATAGACGGTGAAGTTCTTTATATGATACCAAAATCAGAGGATGGTCTATTTTTTCTCGGCTGTTCTTTAAATTCGGTTCCTATAGCGTCGATGTGGTCTTGGTTTCCCAAAAATACATACGATACTCGTATGGTTGGTTGGGACGAGACTGATGCTCTTGAAAACGCAATGTTCGCAAGCATTGTCAACACATTTAACTTAGGAAATTTTGAGAACATCGTAGGCTCTAAACTGCTTCTTGAACCTGACTTCGGCTTCAGAATAAGAAATGCTTTCGGAGTTACTGCAGTAGCGCTTGGGCTTACAGCTCTTGCGATGATGTCGAGGGATGCGAAGGAAGAATTAAAGTATGTGCCTATAGACATTGTTCAAGAGCTTGAGTTGATAGAAATTCTTGGAGACGTAGACGAATACACTATCCATGACGGAAAATTACGCTCCGGTAGTGAAATAAAAATGTTAAATAAATTGTTATATAAAATGAAAGCAAAAAGTAAACTTGAAGAAGACAGTAAGCTGAGGGGTTTACTAAAAGAGAAATACAGACGCTATATTGAAAGACTTAAAAAGGCACTAAATCTCGATGACGACGCATCCCTGGATGATATCAAGAAAGCACTTACGAAAAGCAATTATTTCCGATATATAAGTCAGAACTCCGTAGAAGACGAAGTGGAGTTTCTTGTTGACGGATTATTAATGCTATTTGATTTAGGAAGGCAGCAAATGAAAGTTATTGCGCCGGAATTTATGTCGCTTATAGATGAATATTTAGGATACACAAGAAAGTGACTACTGTTCAAACAAGGAGCTTGGTTATTAGGAAAAATGAAACAAGGCTGGGAATACTCAAATTAGTATATAATAAGAACTTTGTAGAAATATTTTTTCCAACAAGTGACAGTAATTTGGAAAAAATACTAAAAGCATACAAACTACATTCTTGCTATAAACAGAATGCAACGGATGGAGGCATAATTTTGGAAACTCTGCCTATTAGCAATATTATTAGTAATATTGCTAAGGTTTTGAGGAGTTATGGATATATTTTGGTTACTGGCAGTTAAGACCATAAATACTAATAAAACCATTCGACATAGGAGCTGAAAATATGGCAAACGAATATAGACACAGAGTTCCTGATGATATTGATAAGGAACACATGAGGAGAGAGGAGAGGATAGGAAAGAGGGTTCCGCTTGGTAACAAGTACCGTAACCCTAAGCCCGCTCCTGAAGGTATAGAGGAGAAGTTCAATAGGAGAGCCCAGCAAGTTAAGGGCGATTAGTTTAAGTCCAATTAACTAATTCTGATTGGCGTAACAAACATTAAAAAAGAGTAAAGAAGGGAAGTGATAAAGTATGGCAAAGGACGAAAAGATTCAAGAGAATCTGGAAGAGAAATCTCAAACACAAGAGAATAGTGAAGACAATAGGGAAGAGAAAATAGAGCAAATGCTTAAGGAAAAGTTAGAAAAAGAGATTTCTTCTAAATTGCGCAGCCAGTATTACAAGGAGATAGAAAAATTGAAGAGGGAGAAGAAGTTAGTGGAAGAGGAACTGCATAAACTAAAAGAAGACACTCTCAAGAACTCTGACGAGGAAAACGCAACAAAGAGGAGAATTGAGGAGCTTGAAGACAAACTGACTAAGTTCCAAGTTGAGAAGGAAATTATAGAGGAAGAGTTGGAAAGATATAAGAAGTTGAATGAGCAGATAAAATATGAAGCTGAACTAAGGGAATACAAAAACAAACTTATTGCTGAATATGGGTCTAAAGGTATTCCTCTCAAGATGCTTAATCTGATAAAAGGCTCCTCAAAGGAAGATTTAGAAAGGTCTGCAAAAGAAATAGAAGAAACCTATTTAACCATAAAAGGGGATATTGACCGAGATATGGCAAAAATCCCCGCAGAGGGACAGGAATCAACGGTAAGTGGTTTAGGCAGTCTTTCTCAGCTCTCCACAGACGAATATTTCAAACTTAGAGAGCAGGGAAAGAGCCCAGACGAGATAGCGAAGATATTTAAGTCTAAGGAATAGTTTTACAGAACTATTGGGCTTGTCGGGTAAAAGGCACAGGAAAATTTTTAGCACATTGTAAGTATTCGGAGAGTAATTAAAGATGGCTACTTTTAAATTCACTACTCTTGATAGTGACTGTATTACAGACGACGGTAAGATAGGTGTTGCGGAACCTGATCTTAATGTTCCGATTCTTGCTAAAGAAGTATTTTATCAAGCAACCCCTAATCTAATTACTGAACAAGTAGCGACTATTATTAGAGACCCCGGTGTAATTCCCGGAAAAACTATATCATTCTTGAGATACAGAAACCTTGTTATGGGAGGTCAGTTAGACGATTCGTGCCACGACATCCCAGTTGAGGATATCGCCACCGATAAGGTGGAAATCACCGTCCACCCGCAGGGAGGCGGAGTTGGGTTTAGTGAATACGACCTAAGATTAGCAGCTGACGACCTTCTAACAAGAGGCGCAGAACTATTAGGCGCAAGATACGCTACAGTCAGGGATAAGCAGGGAATAGATACTTTGCTTACAGCATCTACTACCTTATATCAAGGGGGCGCCGCATCCAGGGATGCTCTTACTCCAGATGACACCATAACCGTAGATGACATGAGAATGGTCTGGCGTGAACTTGCGAGGAAGGATGCAATACAGTTCGACAACAAATACTTTGTTGCCATTATGCATCCTGATGTAGCATATTACCTGAAAGGCGACCCAACATATAGACAGGATATGAGATACGCCCAACCAATGTCTCTACTCAGAGGCGAATTTGGAACGGTTGAGGGAATAATTTGTGTAACCTCAACACAAATCGAGCCTGTGGTAGATTCGGGAGGGCTAAGGATATATCCGACAATAATTGTTGGTGCCAATGCTGTAGGTCTTGCTGTTGCGCTTGATGTGGCGGTTAAGTTCAATGCTCTACCCAACTTCGGTCTCATTGTCGCGCTTGCTTGGTACGGAATATGGGGTTGGGGAATAATTAACGACGACCACATCGTAATTCTTGAAACTGCAGCTTAGTCAACTACACTTAGTTGAGGTATTATATACTGGTTTGGACGTTTTGCAAGCCAAAAGTCCTTGGTTAAAATAAAAGGGCATCGGCTATGTGCTAAACAATGGAAATGCGCACTGTATTGGCTGATGCCCATAATAATATATTCCCTAATGTTATAGACATTATTACATTAAATAGGAGGATGTTATGGGTAGTAAAGAAAAGGAAAAGGTAATAGGAATGGTAAACATAGAAAAAGAAATACCTGATGAAGATACGGTTGTAGATATTCAGGAGGAGAACGAGGTATCAGAGAGCGTAAAAAAAGATACCAAAGCACAAACGCCACCTCCCAGACCAAGCAAAAAAATCTACATAATTCCGTTCTTTACATCAGGAAACTACGGAACCACGATTGGAAACCAAACTCTTTATTTCGTAAAGGGCGAAAAAACCCTCGTTGACAGACATATCGCTGAAGTCCTTATAGAAAAGAAGAGAGCAAAGATAGCCGAGTAGGTATAATAATATAACCAAAGATACTCGTATGGCTTCTGAAGAGGAAACGATAAGGATTTGGACGCGCCAAACCGAGCAAGTAGTAAGAGACGGAACTCGTGTTTGGTGTTTCCGTAGAGGAGAACCTCAAGCTGTCCCAAAACGTATAGCAGAAAGACTGCTTCGAGGAAATCTCTTTAAGAGGGAAGGAGAAGAGTTTGAATTTCACAATACACGGCGTAAGGGGATAAGAATAGGAGTATCGCGCTTAGGTGGCAGGGGCGATGGAGCTCTTGCATCCGTTGATATTACGGCAATCAAGAGGAAGTATCCATATTCCAAGATATTCGCCTACTCCATAGGCCATGTGTATGAATCTTGGCAAGGGCATCCAGCAATAGACAGACTGTCGAGACAGATGGCTCACAGCAACGTAGGAGGTTCTCACCAACTCTGGTATGATTTAAGCCCCATACCTTCTGTAATACACAAAAATTACGAACAGAAGGAATACTGTAGAATATCTTCCAAAAGAGCAAAGTTATTTGGTAATGAAAAAAAGAGTTTGATGGGCTGGATAAATACAATAGAGTTACACAACATACTCTTGGGGTTGGATGGTAGCGTCGATGATATGTATATACCTATAAAACCTCAAGACAGGTCTATCGTAAAGAAAAAGGTAAATCCTCCCAAAAGGTACATAACAATTCACAACTGGGCATGGGGAGGAAGACAAACAAAATGCATTCCAGATACCATCTTGACAAAAGTCTGCTTATATCTCAAAAACAAAGGATTTACAATTTACCACATAGGAGCTCCTACAGAGGATAGAATTGACTTTACAAAGTCGCTGTTAGGAAAGCTGAGTTTTAACCAAGCACTTGCTTTGTTATCTGATTCATTTCTTCACGTAGATAACGAAAGCACTCCTGCTCACTATTGTCCTAAGTTGAGAGTTCCCTGCCTTGTTTTGGCAGGTCCGACCAACTTTATAGGATGGGGACATAAGGAAAATGAGATAATAACCCGAACAGATGGAGGATGTGTTCGATGTGAGGGAAAGCACGGCTGGAGTTTTCACTGTGCGAGAAACAATGGTGACAGGTTGGCTGAATGTATGTGCGCAATAGATGTTGATTACGTAATCGACAAAATTGACTTTATGATAGAAAACAACGATTTATACAGAAAGAGAGCGTTAAAGCACAACAGAGAATTTGTAAATATAGTAATTTTAGGCGATAAACAAGTAAAACCCTTGCAACTCAAGAATTGTCTAAATAGGATAAGAGACACAATAAACTACATAAACTACAAAGTATATTTGGCGTTAGATTTTACTCCTTCTGCAAGTATTTACAACGTAGCAGAAGAATTTGATTGTATGCTATTAACAACAAGCACAAAAAATGACACAGACCTTCTTAATTGTGCTATACAAAATGTCGACTACAGTTGGAGCAACAAAAATTGGTGGTCTAAAGAGGAGTGGGTTATATTCATTGATTGCCGACAAAAACTATACTCTGGGTGGCTTTACGACATTTTAGAGAACAAAAGATACGATATAGGAATAATACATATTAAAAGCCCTATAAAGTGTATTGTAGTAAATAGAATCGCTTGGAATGATGTTGGAAAATTACCAAAAGCCAAAACGCTCGATGAAAGCGTTGAAAAATATAAAGATATCGTTAAAGCAAATCTATGGGAATCTGTAGATATTGACCTTAGCCCTAATGCAGCCAACAGACAAAAATAATATATTAATAACTTTCTCACTCAGAAAACCGATACCTAATAACGATATATTTATATGTGAGCTATCTGGAGTTGTTAAAGGATTAATACAAATAGGATACAATGTTCTCCTCTACTCCGATACTACAAACAAGTATGCTCCAAAAATCCTTGGAGCAAGACACATCCAAAATCCTGAAAACGAAAGTTACGACTACGTAATAATTCACGATAATGTTGGATTAAACTTAATAAACGACAAACCTTTTGTGTATAAATACAATAAGAATCTTTCCCAAATGCCGTTAGTGAAGGAAGGTAGGGTTGTAGTAGAATTTCCGAATGGGGGAAAGGAAATTAAGAGAGTAAAATCCTACGAAATATACCACATACCCTACTCCGTAGATACTCTGAATATTTTTAACGAAAAATTCCCTGAATTTATAAAAAGGACTCCAACAATTGGAATGCTATTTTCAGAAAATGAACTGAAAATGTTTCCTAAAACTTTGAATTTTGAGCAAATAGAACCGCAGCAAGCACGCAATTTAGATAAATACGATATTATAATAACTTATGGTAGAAGAGCTGTAGAAACTGTTCTCAGAGGAAAGAATGTAATTTGTGGACATCCTGCAATAGGCATTGATGGGCTTGTGCAGCCTGATAATTGGGAAAAGTTCTACAAAAACGACTTCTCTGGGAAAACAGTCAAGAAACCCTTTACTCTAAAAACCATAAGTAAGGAAATTGAGAAGATTAATCAAACAGAATTACAAATTCTTAAGTTAGTCTTTGCCGAGTATTTTGATAATGTTACAAACTCAGCAAAAATTTTGAACTTACTGGTTGAGAAGGCTTCAGTAAGGAGTATCTTTTGAAAATATACTGTTTAATAAATTGTTATATAAAATGGAGGCAAAAAGTAAATACATATATTCTCAGTTAGTCAAGACAATTCAACACAACTTGGTTTTGCTTGTAGGTGGGTAGGTGGAGAAGATGCTTTTAGGATATAGGTTCTCGAATCGAGACAATACACTGATTAAAAATGGAAACATTAGAAAAAGTATTACTAAGCGCTGTTGCAGTATCGGTAGTTGGATTGATATTTAAGATAGTTTGGGAATGGCTAAGAGAAAGAAATAATAACCATAAAAACAACTCGAAGAAGCAATTGATTAAAATGATGGAAAGAATAGAAGGTAAAATCGACAACTTAGAAAAAGGGAAACTTGAGAGAATGGAAGACTGCCTCATGAGACTAATCGAAATATACAGCAAAACAGACAACGATGGTGTTCCTCTTTGTTACCACCCACGCGGTTGGAAAGAAAGCATTGACAGGATGTCTCAAAATATTGATAAAATGAATATACTTTTTGAGAAGTGGTTAGACAGAATGGAAAGGTTTGTAAAGCCAAAAAATAATTAAAAGAGCGACATTATAATGAGCAGTCTGCTATTTCCTCAACACATATTAGAAAACTTAAGATTCCGTATAGGGGATACAGGTACTCCCTTTGGTCAGGGTGAAGAGCAGGATGTCGAGTATGTTTTTGAAGACTACGAATTAGATAGGATACTCAACGAATGTCTGGAGCAGCACGATATGTATTATGCTCCAGATACCGTTCCTTCTGAAGAAATAGACGCACTACTAACGCTGGCACACTCAAAGATTGCGTTAATCTTAATGAGTGATAACGCAAAATACTATTCCCTATATGCCCCCGAACTAAGGATAGACAAATCAGAAAGAGTAAACAACTACAATCTTCTTCGAAGAGAATTGCTCGATGAATACAAGAGAATATGCCTCTTAAATGGTTTTGGTCCGTATAGAAAGAGGGAAGTTCCGATACAGAGATACAGTTATCGCACGGGAGGCAGTGTGCCGAGGAAATACTCCGAAGCAATAAGAGTTCCTTCAGTCAAATACGAGGAAGGAGAATACTGTGTCAAAATATTCTGGCAGCCTGTATATGATACGTCATTTGTTTGGTATGCTTTGTATAGAACACCTCCCGATAAGTTTAGTGGGACGTTGTTGTGGAAGAGTGGATACAGAAGCAAAACATCCGTAATGTATGATAGCAGTGATTTTGTTGATGGTTATTACAGGTTGGCAATCCTTTCGGACAGCGGTATCATTAGTTGGGGTGAAGCAACTGAAATAGTGTTAAATGTATAGAAAGCGAGAAAGTTTATATACATACTCCCCACGAGGGTATCGAATAGTAAATAAGGATACTGCAGAAGTATTCTATCGTCAAGCAGACGAACTAATCAACGAAGCAGGCATAGGAGTTTCTACATATATTTACTTGGGAGGCGAATACGACGATGTTTACGGAGAACACGGTTCATGGCGCTTCGATGAAACACCGGTAGAAGCAATTGTAGTCCATAAACCTGCAACAAGACTACTACACCAATTTGGAATAGCCACAGAAATGGAAAGGGATGTCTTTGTAATGATTGCCAAAAAAGATTTAGATGAAAAAGGCTTTGTTAGTGGCATATCTCCAAAAGAGAAGGTAAAAATCGATGAAACAATATATGAGCTAAGAGAAGTAAAACCAATAAGTGTTTATAATAAGGTAGTATATTATAATTGCACTGCTGACGAATACCACAGCAGAACAGAACCAGCATAAAATCGGAGATTATCATGAGTCATTTTGCAATGAAATGCTTCCTAAAGTTTAAAAAAGGTCCTCATTGGCAAAAGAGAGTTAGGGTTGAAAAAGGATTAGCCAAAGCTATGGGTTGGGACTTTATTCCGAGGGGAATGTTTCTATCCGAAATATACGCGGAGGTGATTTACAGACGATTTCTCGAAGCTATTCAACAAAACGAAGCATTAGGACCTCCTCTAAGCGAGAGATGGTTAGAGATAAAGAGAGAAAAGGGTTGGGCGGAACCGAAGTGGATAGCAACAGGCGCACTGGCTAATACATTAAGCGTAAAGAAAATCGGCGAAGATGAATATTTTGTTGGTTGGGGTAAGGAGATACATTCAGCTCCTTCCTCTACAGAGCCAATAGAATCTTCAAAGTTGGCAAAAATGCTTGAATATGGTTTTGACAAAGTTCCGCCAAGACCTATAAGACGTCAAGTGCTAAGAAAAGGCGTCCCAGGCATTCGAGCAATGATAAAGGAGGGAAAAGTAAAACTCATAGGTTGATATGCCTAATATTGACATATTTTCCAACATTTCTGAAATAAGTAGCAGCGATAATATATCTGTTTCCTACTATGAGGAATCTTTGACAGGAAGCACTGCACTAATGTTTGAGGTATCAGGAAATGGAATAGTAAAATGCAAATTATCTAAGAATCTTGATTTAAGCTGGTATAAATATTCGAATGCTTCTGGTCATGGAAGAGCAATCCAAGACATTCGTTTCTGGGTAAAAGCAGATTTAGAAGGCAGAGATTACTTAGACGTCATCTTTCAACCAACTGGTTTTGGATTTCCTGTAAAATTACCTGAGAACACAAGCGATTGGCGGTTCAGGATATACAGTTTAAGTGGTATAGGTGATTACGGTTCTAATGTAGAAGAAGTATGGTTCGTGTTTAAAAATATATCCGAAAACAAATATGTTGTAATAGATAACTTTATTTGTGTAGCAGAGGACTTTTTAAGAGACTTAGACATATCTTTTGTAGAGAAGTTGGGGGGGCATTCGCCAAAATTAGGACTATTTGAATCAGAAGCATTTTGTCAGGGGAGAAATATTCCTATACGGTTAGGATTTCCCGAGCCCGAAGTCGGAACTACTTCACAAATTAAAGAGGAAGTTGACGATATTTTCCCTTTGTTTACTATTCAAAGAGTAGATATAGAGAATGATTTCGAATCCCGCGAGACTGGAAGATATTACCAAGAAGACGACGGTAATTATGTATATATATGGAGAAAAAAAGACCCTTTAATTGTTATATATCAGATAGACCTACTTAGCCTAAGAGAGTTTGAAACTGGCTTAATGATTGACTATTTGGAAGACAAGATGAGCTATGTAGGTATGTTCTGGAATAACGGTATTGGTTGCGAGTATCATAGAGTAGGATACACAGACAATACCGCAATTGCGGTTAGAGGGTATCGACACACATTTACTTACGAGGTTCTTTGCGCAGCAAACATAGGGATTCCTAAGGTTTACAAGGCTGTAGAAGACATAAATCTATTAATTAATAAACGATAAAGGAGTATATATGGAATACAAGATAAAGAATAATCTCGGAAACACATCGCTAAACATTCTTCCTAAAGAGAGGAAATACGGAACCTTGTTTGTTCCTCCAAAAGGGACTGTTGTAGTTGATATTGATAAATATAACGAAAATCAACTAATAGCATGGGCAAGAGAAGGAAAAATAAAGATTTTAGAGGTGAATACGACATCCTCATATAAGGGAGATGCGTTTAGCGGAGTAAAAGGTAATTTAAAATCTAACGGCAAAAAGGTTAAAAACAAGTCGAAAGAAGGTAAGAGGCGTGAAACAGTTATTAGTAAAATAGAGGAAGATAACGAGTAAAACAAATAAAGAACAAAGATTAAGGAGCATAAAATATGGCAATTGCTAAAGCACCGGGAATAGAAGTCATTGAGGGGGAAAAGGGAGCAAGGGTTATAGAAGGTATCTTTCCCTCAATAGCAGCAGTTGTTGGTATAACTGAAAAAGGTAAAATTGGTGAACCAATCCTCGTTACCTCTTATCCCGACTTTGTAAATAAGTTTGGAACAAAGGTAGGATATAGTTATACGCCATTTTCTGTCCAACACTTCTTCGATAACGGCGGAACAATGCTATATGTTGTTAGAACGTGCCACTACTCAGAAGGGACACCTACAGCAGTATCTTCTGACGTAACAGTCCCAGATTCGGGAAGTGTTCCTGACGATTGTCTTGCTGTAGAAGCACATTCCGAGGGAACTTGGGGAGATTTAATTACATTCTCAATAGAATATTCTAATAAACTAAGCACAAAGTTGGCAGAAGACGCCAGCAACGGTGATGACTATATTATCGTAGAAGACATAAACGGAGCTCAGGTAGGAAGAGCAATAAAGATAGGTGATGGAGGCACAGAAGAATATGGTAAAATAAAGAGCATTGATGAAACCAACAGAAAAATATATTTAGAAACCCCTTTATCAGGAGACTACAACGCAGAAGACCCTGTTGTTTCACTCGACTTTAACATAACAGTTTATTATAAAGGTGTTCAAGTAGAGCCTACATGGGAATACTTATCTATGGAATCTGACTGCGCTGGGTATGTGGAAAACGTCCTAAACGACGACAACTCAGGTTCCAAGTATGTGCGCGTAACGGAAATCAGCTCAGCTTCCGACTATCCCACAAAACTTCCTGCAGTGGGGCAATATGCGCTTAGCGGAGGTGATAATGGACTTACTGGAATGACACAAGAAGACTTCTACGACCTTGAGGAAGAAGAAGGAGGAATATATGCACTTAAAAAGGTAGTAGAGCCTCTAACTCTATTTGTTCCTGATATACACCTATTCGCAAATCCAGAGAGAGCCCACAAAGCCATAGAGCAATGGGCAGAGCAGGACGGTAGAGTAGCATTTATTTACTCACCTCCATACGGATACAACCAGCAAAATGCGAGAGAATATAAGAGAACAACAGCAATGATGACATCAAAGTATTCTGCGGGATACTATCCATGGCAAAAATTCTACGATACAGTAAGAGAGTGCGAATCCTATATACCTCCAGAAGGAATGGTTGTAGGAACGATGGTTAGGATGGATAGACAGAAGGGCATAAATAGAGCGCCAGCCGGAACAAGCGCACAACTGGTAGATTCCTTAGGTCCTGAAAGAGAACTTTCAAAGCAGGATCTTGAATACCTATCCGCAGATTTAAATTGCATAATCAAAAAGCCTGGATACGGTATTCTCGTTTGGGGTTGTAGAACATCTACCAACGGAAGTCAATCAAGATACATAAACAACAGAAGATACTTAAACTACTTGAAGGTTACCTTACAGCAAGGTATGCAATACATTGTCTTTAACCCTGCAAATAAGACCGAAACATACATACAAGGCAGTCTTACACTCGAATCATTCTTGCGGGCTGAGTGGAGAGAAGGAAGGCTTGTAGGAAACACAGCACAAGACGCCTTCTATGTAAACTGGACAGGCAGTGTGAACCCAAAGGAGCTTACTGACAGAGGCATAATGACATTTGAGATAGGAGTTTCTCTTGAGGTCCCCGGCGAATTCGTAAGATTCATTGTCTATCCCGGAACAGGTGGAGCAGTAGAAGAGATATAGGGGGTGTAAAACATGGTACAGCACATAGAGAGTAAATTCCAGTTCGAAGTAAATATTGAAGGTCTTCCAGCAATGAGGTTTCAATCACTGGATGGTCTAAGAAAGAGTGTTGCGGTTTCTGAATACAGAGAAGGCGGAACACCAACATATATAGAGAAGTTCTCAGGGCTTGCAACTTATGACCCCGTAACATTACGGAGAGGCATTGTTGCGCATGATTCAATCAACGAAGAGATAGACAATTGGATTAAGATGGTCGATGACCCAACAAGCTTCGGAACACCGCTTGACTACAAGAAATCTATTACAATCATAGAATACTCTAAAGACGGAACAATTATAAGAGAAGTAAGGCTCTATAATGCTTGGATTTCGTCAGTTATACCCGGCTCTTGGGACGCAACAAGCTCTGACAGACAGCTCTTGGAATTGGAAATAACTTTTGATTACTTCGAGCAAATTTGGAGATAGCCGCGTAAGTAAGTTTATCTACTACTAACAAACTGTGTAGACTTACTGCAAGTGCTTCAAATAACATTCTAATACCGAAATGGGTTTAAAAGACCTCTTCCATAAGACTGGTTCAGGTGACGATATACCTCAAATATTTAGATTTAAGGTTATCGTCGACAATATAGGTCTATTTAAATGTAGTAAAGTCAATTTAGGAAAAATCAATATAGAATACTATGAGCATCGTGAAGGGGGATTAAATGTTATGACACATAGAATCCCCCTCAGAGTAGTCCAAAGTCCTATAACGTTAGAAAAGGTTCAGATATACGACGAACAAACATTGTGGGCTTGGATGTCGTCAGTATTTGACCTTGAATATGCAATAAGAACTGGAAACGAATGGGTAGATTGGTTATTACAATCACTACAACCTCCATTCAGGCGAAATTTTGCAATAATAGAGTTAGACAAGAATGCACAGGAAAGAAGGATGTGGACCGTTTATGGCGCGGCGGTAAAACAATACACTTTCCCGAACTACGATGCGGGAAATAGTGGGGTTGCATTGTCCACAGTCGAGCTTATCCACAATGGTATAGAAGAACAACTGCTATAAATTTCTGATAAAAACTTATCGGGTAAAAATAGGTATATAAGAGGTGATGGTAAATGTCTGTAAAAACGACAATAGTAAAATTACCAGTAGGATATAGGGAGGTCGTAGAGGAAAACGGTTCAAAAGTCAAAAAAGTTCATAGAGAAGCGACCATAAAAGAATTAGATGGGTATGCAGAAGAAGCCATCTATTCATCTGCTTCAAGAAGTAACCCAGGAGCTCTTATAACAACTCTTCTCCAACACGCCGTAACCAAAATCGGCGACTACGAGATTTCTCCTACCAAAAACAAGAGAATAATAGAATCCCTTACAATCTCCGATAGGATGTTTCTGATGATAGAAATAAGGAGATTAATCGAGGGAGATATACTTCCAATGTCTGCTAAGTGTCCTTATTGTGGTAATAACTTTGAATACGAGGTAAATCTGGCTGAACTTGAAGTTTCGGTGGTTCCAGATGATAAAGAACCTGTAGTTGAAATAGAGTTCTCAACGAGTATAAAAGATAAAAATGGTAACGAATCAAGGGTTGCTATATTTAAGTATCCTGACGGGAAAATTCAAAAGGAAGTATTGGGTGCTTACGCAGATAACGTTGGGAAAGCAACTACTGCCATAGCAGAAAGATGTCTCATCAACTTCGAAGGTTTAATAGAAGTTCCGCCGAGATGGGCGGCCGGATTTCCTTTGTCTGATAGAAAAAAGATAAGAAAAGCACTCATTATAGACACTCCAGGATATAATCAGGTATTGCAAATACCATGTCCGAATTGTGGTAGAGTTGGTGAAACAACACTGGAGTTGGACAGTTTTTTAGCATAACGCACCCAAGCGACCTCGAGTGGGAAGTTCTGCTTTTAGCGTTTAACCTTCATTGGTCTCAAGATGATGTCCTTCGCTTGGGTGTCAAACGGCGCAAACGCTATGTTGAGGAGGTAATAAACTATCTTCAAAAGCTTAACAGTGAAACAAAGCGAGTTAGATAAATAAAAATATGCCAGCAAGAATGACATCTTTTGGGGGACCTTCCACTGGAGGTGGAAACTATAGAGGCGGAGAAGGACTGTTTGGAATCTCCATCTCTGGGGCAGGAACAGCCATAGGTGATATTTCCAAAGTTACTGCCGCACTTGGGTCAATGCAGATAGCCGGTGCTGGAGTTTCTTCAACCTTTGCAGGCATTACAAAGTCATCAACGGATCTGTTTGGAGGGTTCAATAAAGTCTTTGGCGCGTGTCATGGTTTTACAACGGAACTCGGCAACTTATCATCAACCGCCATTCAATATGCCTACGTAGCGAAGAAAATCTCAGGAACAACAGGAATTG